GTCTGTTCCCCGCGGACCTGTTGTTCGATGCTGTTGACGGCGGTGAGTACATCTCCCTGCAACGGGACGAAGGCTCAGAGTTGCGTCCACGTTGGGTCGGCAGCGTGAAGCTGGATACATGGACTGACACGGCCAAAGCGGTTGCGTCCTGCGATAAAGTCATCACTTCTTGCACAGCGATAGCCCATCTGGCTGGGGCGATGGGGGTGCCGACGAAAATCATCGTGCCAATGGTACCTTATTATCTTTGGACATACCCCGGCAATAAGACACCTTATTATGATAGCATGACGCTTTTCAGGCAGACCAAGCCAGATAACTGGAATGCTCCATTCGAGGAGTTGTCCCGTGCAGCTTGATATTATTCTCCGTACTCACGATCAAGGCAGTCTACACGGTAGAGACTTTGACAAGCCTAAAAAGGAGATCACGCAGCGGTGTGTTAATTCGTTGTTAAAAGCTGTTGTTGTTGACGGCGTTGATCTGACAATTGTCGATGACCATTCCAGCCCTGAAACACTAGCATTACTGGGTAAAGTGGTAACACTCAAAGACACCGGCAACAACGCCAGTCTAGCCAAGACATTTGAACTAGCAGCCGACAGCAAGGCTGATGCGGTGTATCTGGTCGAGGATGATTATCTGCATTATCCTCACGCCATCTCCGAGGCGATGGAGACATTTGCGTACTTCCAGAAGATGACAGGCAAACAAGACATATGCCTCAACCTTGTGGACTGCCCCGCTAACTACCACAAAGAATCCTATACAGGCGGTGGCACAGGCAGGGACGGCTCACAGGCAATGATCGTCGGCGGCATCAACAGAGCGTGGCGCACCAACACGCATACAGGCGGCACCTTTATGACCACCCCCGGCGTCATTAATAAATACTGGGGAGCGTTTGACGATCTGGCGCAGAACTGGCCCGAAGTTGATGAAAATACAACGTGGAACAAAGTGTGGGAATCCCATGTTCCACTATTCACGCCGCTGATCCCATTGGCCTACCACTTATCTGAAATACACCCTTATTACCCATTCGATAAACTGTGGAGACAAAACAAATGTACGCGCACGTTGAAGATGGCGTCATAGATTACCGAGGCGGGTTGCCTCGAAACTGGCGGAACATCTCTGGTCTTGATAAATCGGACGGTGATGCCGCTTATTTGAAGCCGCTTGGTTGGATTCCACTGATCGAAGTTGGCACGGTTATCGGTGAAGATGAAACAACTGATGGTGAGGAAGTCGTTATCGGCTCCGATGACGTTACGGTCACGGCTCTGAAACGGTCCATGACGGCGGGAGAGATAACTGACAGGACTCAATCGGAAGCCCTTTCTGAAATAAATAGACTCGAAGAATTAGAAACGCCAAGGAGGATGGCAGAAGCCGTTCTTGACCTATTAGATGGAAGAACCTGGCTTACGGATAACAGAGCAGCAATTGCCGTAGAACGGGCGAAACTTTGATGCCAAATATCAATGATATTTCTCGCGTGCTCGGGAGGCTTGAGGCAGACGCGAATGCAGCTCGGTCTCAAAGACGTGACATCTTCAAGCAGTTGGAGGACGTGAAATCGAAGCTGGCTTGCCTTCCTCAACTGGCAAAAACCGTTGAGGGTCACGGAGCGGCAATCGCCGGTTTTGACCGCCTTAAAAACAAGGCCGCCGGAATCATGCTTGTTTTAACGATTCTAGGTGGAGCTATTGGGTCAGCCGCGATGTGGATGGCGAAAAACTTCTTATCAAAATGAAGTTCTTAATTATTTTTTGTTTATTATTTTTGTCGGCGTGTTCCACCCTAAAGTCTGAAGCCGTCAACACAGCATCAATTAAAGTAAGCTCTGATCAATGCGGCCTCACAAAAATCATACGGAAAGGCTTGCGACAGTACGGCGAAAGAATAGTTTCAACGGCGACCATGCGAGTCACGCCAGCGGATATCATCATCGTCACACTATTTCGCAGTCCAAATGGCGATTGGACTATTATGCTGGATAGCCGAAATGGAATTTCCTGCATGGTTCTTTGGGGCAAGCACTGGCAGAGAACTGGGCAAAAAAGTTGAACAATGCTCTACACGCACTATGACGATGTGCCGCGTGACGTTTGGCCGGCGAAATACTTTTCGGTATTCGAGATCGCATGTCATGGAACTGGTGAGCTGCTCATCAACCATGAACTGCTCGACAAGCTCGACGTGTTGCGGTTTCGCCTGGGCCGGGCCTTAGTGGTCTCATCATCGTATAGAAGTAAATATTTCAATGCATCGGTCGGTGGCGCCCCGCGCAGTTATCATCTACGGGCGATGGCTGCTGATTTGCCGTTAGCCGGCCATGACAAGTCCGAGCTGATCGACCTGGCCAAGCAGGTAGGGTTCACCGGGTTCGGCATCAGTTACATAAGTTTCATTCACATTGATATCGGCAGAAGTAGGAGCTGGTAATGTTGGACGCAATTTTAACGGTCGCGACGGGCGGCATAAGCGGTTTCGCTTCGAGCATTGTCGGCAAGTTGTTCTCGTTCGCTGATGGGTGGATGGAAGAAAAAAGGGCCGTAACTGAACATCAGCGGACGATGGAAATGCATCGCCTACAGGCCGAGCTGCACGCCGGCGAACAGGAGAACGAACTCGCTATTGCCGAGGCGCAGGCCGCTGCAGAAATACGGCGGGCGGCGTATGAGCACGATCGCAGCGCCGGGCGTCCATCAAAATGGTGTACTAATGTTTTGAGATTGGTGCGTCCGTTCCTGAGTATGTCCCTCATCGGCTTGACGGCGGCAATCTATTTTAGTGCCCGTCATGGCAGCACTGGTCAGATCGAGATCGAGGCCGGTGTCATCTGGATGACGAGCGCTGCAGTGATGTTCTGGTTCGGGGACCGTTCCATGCAACCGAAACGAAAATGAAGTTGCCTGGCTCTTTAATATAACTCATTGTTACCTTCACACATGACCGTCAGGTTATGGCTTCCGCGACTCATCCTCGAAGAATCCTCGAAGCAAAAGCATAATAACCAGCCATAGGCATGATAAGACATCATGCTAAAAATGGCAGAAATCCAAAGGTATCGTAAAGTATAATGATCCATGATTACTAGCTGATCAGGCTCATAACCTGAAGGTCGTAGGTTCAAATCCTACCCCCGCAACCAATTATATCAATACCTTAGCCGCCCTTTTGGGTGGCTCTTTTTTTGTGCGCGAAGAATCTACGAAGCAGTTGAACGTCTCAAAACGTCAAATGGCAAACATGTTCCATAACCTGACGGTCATTTTTTTCTTGATGTGTAACTGTAGGTAACCTATTATTACCTTTGAGAACAACATAAACACAGGAGAGGCATCATGAGGCAGATCAAAATCGGCAAGAAAAATTCCAAGCTGGCGAAGAAGGGCCGGGCGTGCTTCCCGGTATCCACGCTGTCGCCGAAAATTAAAAAGCTCAACGGCAACCGTGGCAGCGTCCGCTGGTTTCACAGCCGCGACGATGCCGAGGCATATGCCGCTGAGGTCAACGCTGCTCAGGCAGCGGGCGGCGTAATCATCGTCGCGACCGCCGGCACGGTGGCCGCTGCCGTCGAGCTGTTCAAGGGCGGCGATGATCCCAAGAACCTACATCAGCGAAGCATCGAAGCCCGCGTCGAGCGGAAGGAAATTTCCTGGGCCTACGGCGAGAACCAGCGTAAAAACGCCGACGATTGGTCAAGCCGGCTAGGCAACGTCCTGTGCAACGATGTCACGCGCGATCACCTCCAAGCGCAGCTCGACGCTTGGGCAGTGGCGCACAAGACAAAGAAGGAAAAGCTGCTCACAATTAAGCTGGTGCTCGAATTGGCGCGCCAGGAAAACTGGATCGAGGGCAGCAACCCGGCCGGCGACATCAAGTTGATCAAGCCCAAATACGCGGTTGACGAATCGGATGCCTTCAAGGGCGACAAGATCGCCAAGTTCAACAAAGGCAAAATCCGCGAGGTGATCCAGCATGCGGAAAGCACTTTCAACAACTGGTGCGACGGCCTGGCCGTATCTTTCGCGTTCCAGACCGGCCTGCGTTTTGGCGAGCAGTCCGCGCTGCGGTGGAAAGCCGTCGATTTTGAAAAGCGGCGCGTGTCTGTCTACACGTCCCGCCGGAAAAGCGGTCGCGGCACCTTCGATACGGGCCTGACCAAGACATCCAAGGGCCGGCGCCAGGTGCCATTGACGCCGCAGCTCATTGCCCAGCTCAAGGCGTGGCGTGTTGCGTCGCAGTACAGCGCCGCCGACGACCTGGTATTCCCGACGCGCCACGGCAACCACCAGGCCAGCGCCGACAACTGGCGCCGAAGGGTTCTTCACGCATCTTGCCGGGCCGTAGGCGTTGATCTGCTGCGCTGGCATGATGCACGTCACTTCTATGCCAGCATCCTGTTGGCGACTTATGGGAAGGATTGGGGCCGCATTGCCGATCTGTTAGGCCATGACTCGACTGATTTCTCCCGCAAGCAGTACGGCCATTGGATCGATGACGACGAGGGCGAGGACAACAGCGGCGAAGGCGCGGCACTTGGAGCTGCCGTTTGGGGATAAGCGTTTAGCCACCCCCATCCCCAGATTCGCCAGAGCGGCGGGCGGGGATGGAATGCCCCGCCCTTTCCAACCCAAGGTCGAAGCCGCCGATGCCGGCGAATAACGACAGAAACCTCATTCATTCGCCCTTTATCTCCTCGACATTGATTTAAGAATACCCGTGACCGCATCGCCGAGAGTTATGAGGATGCGGTCGAGGGTTGAATCGTCCTTTCCCTTAAACGAAAACCTAACGGCCTTAATGGTGCCGGCGCCGTCGAAATCAACGTGAACGAATAGCGATCCGTTGAGCGTGGTTGTTTCCCTGTCGATCTTCTCGGTGATGGTGTGTAAACGGTTAGTGCTCATCCGGCGTTTCGATACGCTCGATTTCGGATAGCGGGATAAATATACGCGAACCCATACGACTCACATTGATCTCACCGGTACGGATCATTTGATACAGGCGGTTGATATCGCTCTCGGAGTAGTCAGCACCATGCAGCCTGGCCGCAGCTTCCTTGACCTTGAAGATCGTTTTTTCAACTGAAATCATCAGAAACATTCCTTTTTGCCGGCTCTAGGTAATCGACAGGCTCCTCAATCCTGCTGCTCGGTTCGTTCAGTTCCACAATCTCATCGAACTTGAGCGAAATATTTCCTGTATCGGAATATTGCCAGGCGCCGATCGAGTAGGTGCCTGCCGGCAGGTCGGTATGCAGCGTCACCTTGCCATTCGAGAATTGTGGCTTGCCGCCGGCCAGGGGTTCACCACTGCCGGCAAACCTTTCGGTGTTTTTAAAAAGATTGACCTTCAGCCGCTCGATAAAGTTAGGTCTATCCGCCATCATTCAGCTCCATTCATTAAGTATTGCCGCCGATCTTTCCATGCTTTAATCAACCGATTGTAGTCACGCTCGTTGAGCGCCTGCAGTGCATCTTCGTTGACGGTCGTCCATAACGCATGCTCGCCCATGTGCCGGTGCTTGGCGAAGCCGGCGATGGCCTCATCAACCCATGAGACATTATCGATCTCGATCGTATCTTCGATATTTTCGACAATGGTTGGTTCCGGTACCGGCATAGCAGTCATGCGTTCGACCTTGTCCATCTCGTTGGCGCTGGCGTACTCGCCGCCGTGCAGGCCGATGCTGGCCAGGGCGCGGCCAAGGGCGCTCGTTTCGCAATTCTCCAAGGCCGATGTTTTGTTGACGTTGGTGCTGCCGCGTATCTCTTCCGCCAGACCGGAGCCGATCACCATCCCCGCCGTATCGCGGATGATGCAGCGGACCTGCACCGTGGTGCCGTCGTCGCGCAGCACTTCGCTTTCGACGCCTTGTTCAAAGCCGAAATGCCGGCGCCAGATGACCACGCGATCCTTCACCTGGGTGTATTTTTTCCCCTTCACGGCTATCGCGCTCCCCTGTTTGGCGAGATCATTCATGGCTTCTTGCAATCTATCGTGTTGCGTCCCTAGTTCGTTCATTTCAGCCGCCAGACGATCTGCTGGTTGCCCAGGTAACTCGGCCTGATCGAGCCTGTTTCCTCGATCTTGCCATGCAGCCGCAGCTCAGAGCACCTGGGGCGGAACTTGTTGAAGACCTCGCCGTAGATTGCGGCGATTTCATCGGCTGTCAGGCCATCAGGAGCCTCTTCCAGCGCGTCGAGGACGCGGCGGTGGTCAAGGGACTTGGTTGGCTTAACCTGTACCGCAGCGGCCCTTGAAGTCGCCGTGCGCTGCCAGCCGGGATTATCAGGGTAAAGAAAATTCAACTGCATTTTTATCTCCTACTTTCTCCGCTTCGAGGATGGCGTATCCGATTTGCGTGACGATTTGCGGGACGATGGAGTTTCCGAGACATTTAAGTCTGTCCACCCGCTTGGGTATCCCATGAGCCACTCGACCCACTGGGGGTTCAAGGAGCCACCGTTGCCCTCCGTCGCTATTCTGTCGTTCAAATTCCGTGACCTGTCTGGGTTCTCCCACCGCTGCCCCTCGCCGGTCCTGTAGTCCCTGCTCTGTGGCGTCGGGTATGTCTTCGACTTGGTGCCGCTCCGTTCCACCGCATAGTCCAGCCGGTCCCTCAGTTTTCCTGTTTTGCCGCTTCCTTTGTGGTCCGTTGCGCTGGGCGTCGGCCACATCTTGACCGCCGTTTGTAGGTTGAAACTTTCCTTTTGACCGCTGGGCCTCTTCCCCGTGAAGTTTGGGGTTGCCCCCCGTGGTGTTGCGTCCGGTGTCGGCCACATCCCCACATAACCCGACAGCCCCACGCTGTGCATGGATCCCGGCTTTATCTGTGTCGATTTCCTGATGATGTGGTCGGACGCTGTTGGCGTCGGTATGTGTGACTTTACCTGATGAGGCAGGTTGCCGTGACCGCTCTTCTCCCCGTCCGTTCCCAGCGGAGTGCGCCACAATCCAGACTCGGTCCCTTCTGTGCGGGGCGTCGACGGCGCAAGCTGGAATAACAAGCGGCCAGCAGGTGTAGCCTTCGCCTTCCAGGTCAGAAAGCACCTCGTCGAGGCCCATGTTGATGTGCCCAGCAACATTTTCAGCAATGACCCAACGGGGCCGGAGGGTAGCCACGAGCCGATGCATTTCCGGCCAGAGGTGACGGTCATCTTCCGCGCCTCTTCTGAGCCCGGCCACGGAAAATGGCTGGCAAGGATAGCCCCCTGTGATGATGTGAACAGGTCCGGTGTCATCTGCCGTCAGGCTCCTGACATCGTTGAATATCGGCACATCCGGCCAGTGTTTCGCCAAGACCTTGCATGGGTATTCCTCGATCTCGCAGAACGCCACGGTTTCAAAGCCGCCAGTGGCCTCAAGCCCGAGGCTGAAGCCGCCGATGCCGGCGAACAGGTCCAATATTTTGAGTTTGTCATTCAAAGAATCCCCCGGCGTAAAAAATGAACATGCTTGCCATGATGACGGCCATGAACAACGCGACGACCAAGCTGCCGAAAATGATTTCCCACCACCTCATTGCCAGCTCTGTTCGGCCAGGGCTTTGTATTCGGGCGGCTTGTCCCGCCACATCCAATGACCGAAATCTGGCGCCACCAGTTCCAGCAGTTCCTTGATATTGTCGGCCTTCCGCATCAGCGCCTCTCTGGTCCGGGCGATCCGCCGAAGGCGCTCACACGCCTCGTTGAGGTGAGCCTCGCTGAGCTGGTCGCAATCATCCGATGAGAAGACGCGGAAGCCACGGCAATTGGCGTAGACCAGATGGACCGGCACGTTGTCCGATTGCTTCTTCATCCATGACCAATAAAGCGCGACCTGTGATATGTGATCGGGCTTGGGCTTTGCCGGCAGGCTATTGAGCTTCCATCCGCGCTTCGCTTTGCCGGTCTTGTCCACGTACGGCCATTGGGTCTTGCACTCGACCACGCCGCGCGTCTGGATATCGATCTGGCCGATGTAGGGCAGCGAAACGTCAGGCATGTAGACAGAAACCCAGGGGCCGTCGATGACCTTGTTCTCGCCTTGCGTTGCTTCCTGAGTGCCGCGCAGCAGGTGGTCCAGGGTCAGCACATAGACGGTGTCTTCCTGCTCGGTGACCTCAGATTTGTAGATGCCGTTGCGCATGATATCGAACTTGACGGCATCGTCCGGTACGTGCGCCAACGGCGTATGTTGATCGAAGTCGGAGAGGCTATGACGCAGGGATTCGCCCGGTTCCTGGCCTTCCAGCACCACGCGCTTGGCATGCTGTTCGGCCGTCTTGCCGCCAACCATCGGCGCGTTGGGTCCGGCCCAAAGCTTTGCAGGGCGGGCGACGGCTTTCTCGAAAAACTCCAGGGAATCTGGGCGGTTGGCTCCGCTCGGGGAATGGGCCTCAAAATGGAATCGCGTTGCCCAATCCGGTAACCGATAATCGACCATTTCCACTACGCCCCGTTGTTACGAGTTGTAGCGTATCGTTACGATCAGTTACCGATAGTGTCAATGTTGATAAAAAAATAGAGGTATTATGTGGACTTACGCATAGATTGTTATGGTTATGCACAATATGTTATTGTGCTTTTTTGAGTTTGGATTCGCCGGGCTCGGCCACATCGATCTTGATATGGAGCGTTTGGCCAGGCTGGGCCTTGTAGCTGATGTCCACATGTTCGGGTGGCGTGGCCAGATCATCACCGAATATCTCGTTGAGGCTACATCCTAATATCTCACATAATTTAATGCAGAGCCCTATTTTCGGCTCGACCTCGCCGCGTTCGTAGCGCCGGTATGCGGCTGCAGTGATGGGCAGAGAATGCGTCACCTCTGAAGGTGACAAGCCACTTCTTAAACGAGCTTTTTTCAGGTTGCTCATGGGCCAATATCCTTCCGGGTAATCTTGGGGCAACAATAATACCCACGCCTGGCTACTCCTCATAACAATAAATTACTCCCGTTTTTGCCAACACCTGGATGATGTTGACATGTAACTAACAGTCACCTAGACCCACAGAAATGGTTACTTTTCAAAACTGGGTAGCACATTCTGGGAAGACCCAAGAGGTCATCGCCAAGCAGCTCGGCGTGTCTCGGGCCTACGTTTCACAGCTGGTGGCGCATAAGAAAACGCCGAGTCTACGGATAATCGGCCGAATCCTGCTCATCGCCAATGGCTCGTTGACCGCCGAGGATTTGTTGTATGAGTTCACAATCCAGCGAATTTGACCTGCACACGGCAATCATTTCCTGGCTGAACCTGCTCTTGCCGGCGGACAGTGTCATCCACCACAGCCCGAATGAGGGCCAGCATAAGGTGCAGTACCGAGCGAAGCAAAAGCGGCTCGGCGTACAGGCCGGCTGGCCGGACATCGAGGTGTTCGTACCGCCAAAACATTGGCATCGACCGCTCTTGGGTTGGGCGCCGATCTTCCTTGAGGTCAAGTCGGCCAAGGGCCGCGTCAGCACGGCTCAGAAGGAAACAATGGCTCGCCTGAGCAGGACCGGCGCGCACGTCACGGTGGTCCGCAGCATCGATGATGTCGCCGCCTATCTCGGTGGGCTGCTGACACTGCGCGGCCACGGATGACAACGAAAAAGCGGCAATTCCAATTACCGTGCAACACACATCCGCTGATCCAGCAGCTGGCCGACATCATTTCCGCCAGCCCTTATTCAGTAAGCGCGCTCGGCAGGACCGCAGGCGTCGGCAATAAAACGATCCACGGCTGGTTCCGCCGGCATAATCCCAGCATCCATAACCTCGACGCGGTTCTCAATGTGTTGGGCTACCGGCTGACGGTGGTAGCAATCGAGAACGGCGATGGGTAAACGTTCTAATTTCCCGCGCGTCGCGGACGATTTCTATCCGACACCGATAGCCGCTGTCATGAGCTTGCTGCCCTGGCTGGAACCAGGTACCCGTTTCGAGGAGCCGTGCTGCGGCAACCTGGCGCTGGTCAAGCACCTGGAGCAGTTCGGCCATCAATGTGTCAGGGCCAGCGACATCAAGCAGCAGGGGAGCGCCCGGTTCCAGCCACGGTTGGTGGATAATGCTTATACTCCCAATCGTCATAGCTGTAACCCATTGATATTAAAGTACTTTTACGGCCTCGGCGTGTATGGCGACGCCCTGGAAATCCAACAATCGAGCGCCGAGATGTTCATCACGAATCCCCCGCATCGCAGGGATATTTTGCATCCACTGATCGAAAATTTATCATCGATTCTCCCGACGTGGTTATTGATCGATGCGGATTGGATGCACACCAAGCAGAGCGCCTGGTACATGAGGCGGTGCAGCGCCGTGGCATCCATCGGTCGCGTCAAGTGGATCGAAGGCAGCAAAGCGACCAGCAAGGACAACTACGTCTGGATGAGGTTTGGAGACACTGAAAAACCAACCCTTTTCTATGGCAGACAACAGTGATCAGCGAGGTGTGCACCGAATGCCGCGACACGGGTAAAATTTACCGGCCAGTCAAAAAGAAATGGGTCATTTTCTACCTGATCGATCTGAGGGGGTATGAGGAGCGCCACCAGAAGCTGGAGACTGTCGGCGGCACCGACGCCTGCCCGGCCTGTACCGCCAGGGCCGAGGCCGAGTACCGATTATGGTGACGGTCTACTGCCTCGACTGTGAAGGCAGCGGCATTATCGAGCTTTGCAACTGGGATGGGCCGTACCAGGTAGCCTGCCCTTACTGCTGGCAAAGTCTGGGTGAGATCGATGTCAACGAATCGGAAGCGCATTTGTACAAGGTCATCGACAGTTCGGAGAAAGCATGATGAAGATCGCGCTATATGACGTGGATTCCAAAATCCCCAACCTCGCCCTGATGAAACTGTCTAGGTTTCACCGTGAGGCCGGCGATGACGTGGAGATGTATCTCCCCCTCGCCATCAATAACTACGACAGGATATACGCATCCAAGGTATTCGACTATTCAGATGGGTCCGGCCTTGACCCCGAGAAGATGATCATCGGCGGCACCGGGTTTGATTTAAAGGTCAACCTGCCGCCAGAGGTCGAGCGGCTTCAGCCCGACTACACTCCCTATAACTACCCTCACAATATCGGTTTCACAATGCGTGGATGTAGGTTCAGGTGTAAATTTTGTGTGGTTCCCCAGAAGGAAGGGAAGCCTTACGAAACCAATACCATCGAGGAAATTTGGCAACAGCGAGATAGTGACTTTGTCGTTTTGCTTGATAACGATTTTTTTGGTAACCCAGCCTGGCAGGACCGTATTGATGAGATACACAAACATAACCTCATGGTGTCGTTCAGCCAGGGGCTCAACATCCGCATAATCACTGATGAACAGGCCCAGGCACTTGCATCTGTAGAGTTCAGAAATTTGTCGGGGAAAAAGAAACAGGTTCATTTCGCGTGGGATCAGTGGGGCAAGGGAACCGAAAGGCTTATCGATGAGGGGTTCGCTCGCGTCACTGCTGCCGGCGTTAAACCGTATCAAATGGCTTTTTTTGTTTTGATCGGCTGGCATACTACCGAGGAACAAGACCTCTACCGGATCGATAAATTGCACGGTCTTGGGGCCGATGTGTTTGTAATGCCATATAACAGAAAAGACCCCTATCAAAAGGCTCTCTCGCGCTGGAACAACCGCCATATTTGGCGGTCAGTGCGTTGGCCTGACTATCGCCGTGCCGGCTGGCAACCGAAGCAACAACGGGCTTATGAGGCGGCAGTTAGATGAATAATCGATGCTGAGCCATAATTCTTTCCTCGTTTTGTGTGAGCTGAAAGCCTTGGGTGGTAAGGCTTCGCGGCAAGAACTGGGACAAGCTGTGGATAAAAGGGGGATAAAAGGGCTTGACAACGCTATTTCCGACCTGTTTAAAAATAACTTGGTTATTGAAAACAGCTACAATAAGCTTATTAGCTTCAACAACCATAAGACTCTTAGATTAAAAGCTACACAAGCTAATAGAAGCTGTGTAGCTTCAAGCGTTCAAAAGCTGATCGACGGCGTGGTCAAGATGAGCCACCCAGCTTATCGCGCCGTCGTTGACGGCCGTAAGCCACGCCGATCCCCCTTGCACCTGTACGCCGAGCGTTGCCTGTCACGTCAGGACTTGCCGACTTTCTGGCGACGTGTCGGCAAGATGACCGATGAGGAACGAGATGATCTCTCTCGCGCTGCTGCACGATTGGTTGATTGAAGCGGCGGAAACCGAGCGCCGCCTACCGCCGGCCAGGCGTAAGCAGGCGACCGGCTTTTGGCCAGAATCCCTACCGGAGTGGGGTGGCTATGCTGATCTGAACAAGCACAACACGCTGGGCAAGCCATCGGGCCTTGAGATCGATCGGTTTGATAAGATTATGCTGTTCATCTCGACGTTGCCAAGCATCGGGGATCGTAAGCTGCTGTGGGGTGTTGCTCATAGCGCCGCGTTCAGGATGCGCGGACCAGCCTGGTTGAAGGTGTCCAAGTTGCTGCGCTGCGACCGGCGTACGGTGAAGGCACGATACACGCAAGCGTTGGTGAATTTGTATTATCTGGTGAATGATAAGCGGTAAAAATACCAGATATGGTAAAAAATATGTTGCGGACGACGCTAAAATCTGACTTTTGAAGTTATGATGTTGTAATCCTGCATGGCACGTTGTGTCAGTGCCTCTTGATTATTCATTATGTCCTCCCTGTTGAGTGCTGCCCGGTTCCAAGGCTGGGCAGTTACTAAACTTCAGCTGCCGTCTAGTCGATTTCCATCACTGTCGGTTAGGCGGTAGCTATTTTTTATTGAGGATGATGATGGCCGGCAGGCTTAACAAAAAGCGTATGAGAGCTGTCTGCGACGAGCTGGCGACAGGCAAGTCGTTGCGCTCGATTTGCAACAACTCCGATGCCATGCCTCACTGGGTGACCGTGCTGCAAGCTGTCCAGCGGGATGGGGAACTGCACGAGATGTACGTGCGGGCACGAGCCATCGGCGCTGAAATCCTGGCCGACGAGATGTTCGACCTGGCCAGGCAACCGCTGGATAACGTGGAGCGCAACCTGGCCAACGCCGAGGTGCAGCGCCGGCGCGTCGAGATCGACACCATGAAGTGGTGCTTTGCCAGGATGCAGCCCCGAGGGATCCGGAACAAGCCGGAAGACACAGCCAATGCCGGCGTGATCACGTTGAGTTGGGGTGGCGGTGCGGACGATGTCATGC